CTAGCAAACCTAGACCTAGCACGGGTATCTATTTTATCAGTTGAACTATTTACTGTAAAGGGTCCGAGAGGTGAAGAAGTTGCACCATCTGCTGGATAGTCTCTTAAATTTATTGTTATTTGTGCATCTCCAGTTAATAATTTAAAGTCTGGTACAAACCTTCTCATACTAATAAAGACTTCTCCCTCTCCTAGATTAAAATCACCAGATTGAATAAATGCGGGTATTGCCGTTTTAACTCCGGTTGCACTAACTTCATTATTACCAACTTCATGAGCATAATAAGTAGATGCCCCATTAACATTAGTTACGCCTTGTATAGTTGGATAAGTTGGAATTCCTGTTGCATTAAATTTAGTAGCATATGGGTTATCATACAATGTAGCATCTGCCCACGAAGTTCTATCCATAGAACCTGTAGTCCAAACATTTTCTTCGTAATTATAAGATACCACTCTATCAACTTCTTCTGATCCTGATTTAGGGTAGAACCAATTAATTTCACTGTATAAATGATTCAAACCTGCGTAAACAACTTCTCCAGAATTATAATCAATACCAAGATTGCTACCTTTATTAGTAAATACAAAATCTTCAACTAAACAAGGAACAGCTTTTACAGTTCCATCATAAACAAAGAAACCACCTGCTTGACCCATCCACCATACAGCACCGTTAACATATTTAATTGCATGTTGACCAATAGCACCACAATTACTTCCTACTTGTCTAATAGAAAAAGTAAAAGGTGGTCCTACAAATTGCATAACATAGGCAGAGGTATCTGTTAATATTAAAATGTAATCTTTAGCTTTTGCTGCACCTACTATCTTAACACCTGAATCTAACCTAAATGTTCCTGCAGTGTTAACTGATGTTGGTGTGTAATCTGAAATATCTTCTTGATCAGAAAATCTAATAAACATTTTATCTTGTTTTGTTGGATCACCAATTACAGTTTCAGTTCCAAGTACAATTAAATGTCTATCTCTTTCAGAGACAATCGACATAACGGATTTTGTCGGAGCACCACTTACAATAGTTGCTCTTGTTGTTAAAGCATTAGGATCTAAATTAATAGGACTCCATTTAAATGTCTTACCGTTTTTAACAGTTGCAATAAGTATTTGACCAAAATGATCTAAAGACCAAGATCCAGGATCTAATGCAACTGTAGAAGTGCTTGATGCCTCGCCCCAACCACCCGCACCCCACGTATCTGTACCCCAACCATAACCATAAGTTTGTGATAGTGGGCCAACAGTTGCGTAAGGATTTATATCAGCAGAGCCACTTGCAGATGTTGTTGCAGTTGCAGCAGCAGCCATAGTAATTGTAAAAGTGTTTGCATCGGGTGCTGTTACTACCTGAAAAGTGTTTGTTTCAAAATCAGCAGCCACATACCCTGCACCTGAAGGTGGTGTTACATTTGTAAAAGTAAATAAATCTCCTGCACTCAAACCATGAGATGTATAGTTTACAGTGACCGTTGCGGATGTATCTGTAGTATCGAATGTTGCACCTGTAAGTGATGTATCAAGAGGAGTGATATCATAAAATGCGCCTTCGTAATAAATAAATAATCCTTTGTTTGTACCAAGAGCAACATATCTTCTTCCATCCAAGTCAGCCCAAACTAACTGTTCTCTTACAGCTCCAACTAAAGTAGAACCAGTTATCTGTTCCCAACCACCAATTTTTTCTGGTAGACCATATCTAAATCTAACAAAGTCACCATCTGTCCATTGCCCTTCGGCACCTGTTTCAGTAACTTGTTTGTTAAATCCTGGTCTTATCTGTACATTTGTTAAAGGCATAAAGTATTATACCATTTACAACAAGTAATTTATAGTTAATACTATATTAATTGGTTCATCGGTTTGAGTTGCGCCAAAATGAGCTATATTTGTTGGTAAAGTTAATAACCTATTTTCTTCACATTTTATTATTTTTAAGCCAGATATATTTACACTGGCATTTGATGTATTTAAAAATAATATACTTTTCATACTTTTATCATAAATATCCTTCGAATTAGCAACTTCTGACTCCACTGCTTTATCAGTTTTAAGTGTCATTAGTATTTGAGAATCAATTAAAGTAGACACCTTTAGGTTTTTATTTAAAGAATCTAAAATGTAAATAAAAGGGCTTAATTTATTTTTTTCTTTATCATATAGGTGGTGAAAAAATACTCCAGGTGATTTAATAAACCATGGAAAATCAACTCCCCATATGGTTTTTTGAATTTTAAAAAATTCTTCATTATTTAAAAAATTATTTGTTACTTGAATCATCTGAAAGATCTATACTTTGGTCTCCACTAGTTTGCATGTTTTTTACGTCTTCATTAAAATTAATATTAAACTCCATAACAATTTTAACTAACGTATTACCGAAGTGTCTTAAAAATTCAGGACTAAAATGAATTTTTTTATTTTGAATAATTATTTTAATTTCTTCATCACTAAAATGTAAATCACAGGCTCCGTCTTTTTTATTTTGAATAAACTTCATTTTCTTTCTATTCCCCAAAATTTTCTACCATCCATATGTAAATCTTTATAAGGGCCGTCCTTATATACATAATGTAAAAAACATTGTGCTGCCCAATCCCCCAAAAACTCATCTCGTCCATGTTCTATTTTAGGACCAAAATAAATTACTGCATCACCTGGTAAAATATTCACTTCTTTATCACCCATTAATATTGGCCAATCTACACCACAGTTCCCTAAATTTGTAGTAACACTTACTTCACATGAGGGCCTGTCAGTATGTTTATCTAAAGTTGCGTACTTAGTATACATCCTCCAGTATGAATAGGTTGGTAATAATTTTTCACCAACAGCTTCTTCAATAAATTTTTGTTTTAATAATAATAAAGAGTCCATAATGGTATCTCCGTAAAAATAAGTATCTCTGTTATGAGATATAGGGTGAGAATCAAAATTATTTAAATTAGACCTATGTTTTATTTCACAATAAGTAGAAAAAAGTTGCACTTCATTTTTAGTTAAAAAATTTTTTATGTGTTTATAATTTAATTCTTTTAAAGTGCCCATAAAACCATCGAGTATCTTGTTCCTTTAGTAACTGGTTGCACTGCATGAGGGTACATGAAATTGCTTGGCCAAATTATAAGTCTATTGGATTTTTTATCTATTTGAAGTATTTTATTTTCTTTCCATATTTTAAAATGAAGATCTCCACCCTCGTAATCATCGTTTATAAAATAAATCATACTTAGCGTTCTAGGTATTGCAAAGCCATGATCTATATGAAATTTATAAAAACCTCCAGGAACATATTTTAATATTTGAATGTCGTTTATTGTAACTCCAAAATTTATTTCTAAGTCTTTTGCATATTTTTTAATTTTTTCATTAACCATATATTGTATATAGTTTGTCCAATGAACAACACTAAAGCTTGAATCATTTAAATTACTACAGTAATAAGTTTCAACATTTCGAACTTTTTTATCAACCTTCGTTGTACCATCCTCTTTAACTACCGTTGCATTCTCAAATTTTAAATCATTTGTACAAAATTTTGTAAAGATTTTTAATGTTTTTTCTGGTAATAAATTATCATAAATTTGTATATAAGTGTTTAACTTATCCATACTTAAGTTTGTATTTTTTATTTCCATGATTTTTTATACCACCATTTATTTTTATACTTATTAATGAATTTTGAAAATAGTTTAAATTTTTCTAATTGTAGTTCAGTATCTTTTGTACAAGTCAAATTCATTTGCCAATTATCTCTTTTAAACGGTATTACTTGAACAAAAGGTGTGCCCTCTTTTATTATGCTTTTTAGCACTGGGTATTTATCACCATTTATAACAAAGGGAAAATTTATTTCATTAGCATAGGAATCTGTATCTACTATTGCTGGGATTATAGAAAACCTGTCATCGCTATTGTTTAAAGGTGGTAAAAACAAGCATGAATATCCAAAGGGAGTTTTTATTGTCCAAGGGTTCATAATTTTAAGAAAAGGTAGATTTTTGTTTTTTTTAGTTAAAGGACATTCATCGCCCAATTGATGGGTGGGGTGTGAATCATCGGCTTCATTTACATTTAGATTAAATGGGCTACGCTCTAGACCTGAAGTGATTTTTGTCGTTCTTTCTTGATTCTTAATTACATTATGTTCAATATAAACATCAATAGGTATTTTAAGAATATATCCCGCTGTCAATGAATCTAAAACAGGTATACAGCCTTTTATAGTTCTGTTGGTAAAAGTGTGTTCTAGTTTTTTGAACCAATCAGGTATATTTAACTTACAAGGTATTGGATGAATATTTTTGTTTTGTAAAATACTTTTTTTTGCACTAAACTCTATGACGTTTTTGAGCATAGAACATATATAAAGATATTAAGGTATTTGTAAAGTGTTAAAATAAGTGATTGAATTATCCTCACAATATTTTTCCCAACTTTTTCCTAAAGGATAAGTTAAAGAATTAACATCAAAAGTATCTATATAGTCTTTATAACTACTCAGTGCAGTAACCATAGGGTTAGATGGACGACCTTCGATAGAAGAATTTAATTCAGATTTGATTTGATTTAAATACGACCTAAGAGCATTTGCATCTTCAAAATCTATTACTTTATCGGTATAAGAAACCGTATCTCCATGTAACTCAGCATATTTAGTATTATTTTTAATTAATTGAAAATCAGAATTAGAAATTTGTTTTACTGTATAGTTAGCTTCATTTATACCCATTGAGGCTTTATCTTCATCAGTTGATATTCTGTAAAGACCCCCTATTCCATCTGATGTAAAAAATAAACTTGCCATTATGCTCTATCCTCCAATATTGCTAAAAAACCCCCTGAGCCTGTACCACCATTTGAGGGATTACTGTTTCCTGCATATCCTGGACCACCGTTTCCACCAGCACCAACATTAACTCCAAATAAATAATTTCTGTTAAACCCAGTTGCATTAGCTCCAGGTGCATTACCCCCACTACCTGAAGGACCATTACTTCCAGGTTGTCCACCGGCACCTCCGTTACCACCATTCGCAGTCGCTAAGTTAGTGACATTTGAATTACCTCCAGCGCCTCCCGGGTCACCAGAATTATTTCTTCCAAATCCACCGTTGCCACCCCCTCCTAAAGAGTATGGATACCCTGTTCCACCAGTGACAGATACTGTGAATAAGCCGTAGCCTCCGGAACCACCTGAACCACCATCTCGATAGCCACTTCCGCCACCGCCACCGCCAGCGCCCGATAAATAAACTTGAGCTTTGTTTGCGGCAGGGTTTGCAGTGTATGTTCCTGATGTAGGTCCAGTAGCATAAACTATTGCCGGTTCAAAAACACCACCACCTGCTACTCCACTTGATGCAGATGTAATTCTTCCTTGTGCATCCACAGTAATATTAGCAGTTGTGTAAGATCCTGCGGCTACTGCAGTGTTAGCAAGTTTATCTGCAGTTACAGCGTCATTTACTATTTGCGTAGTATCAACTTCATTTGCATCAATAGCACCGTTATCTATAATTGTATTTCCATTTGAAATAATACCCATAGTATCTCCTTAAATTTTTTCTAATTTCAATCTAAATTTTTCATTAGATTTGTTGTTGATTAAGTATATATCGTCCGAACCTTCCTGTAAAGTCCAGCTCCCTTTTGTTCCGTCAACTATATTACCCTCAGTTTTATGCTCATTATTTAAATGCAAGTCTCCTGTATAAATGTTTTGCCACACATTTCCTAAA